CTGGTACAAGGTTAGTCTCATCTACTTCAATGATAAGATTACCAGATAGTGCAGCGTTGTCAATAGCCATACGCATAAAGCCATTCATCAACGTCTGTGTATCGTCCATGTTCTCAGCAATGCCTACGCCAAAGAAGGAGTAAGGGTTGTGCTCATAAGGTACAGCATAGTAAGGAATACGTGCAGGCTTAAACGGATTCAATACAAAGCGCAGAACCTCACCGTTACAAACCCAGATATTACAGTTCAGTTCATCAAGGTCTTTATACTCCCGTGGTATATTAACACCATGCTCTTCTAGAATGCCTGTATCTACAAAACCCCAGAACTCCAATACTTCCCAACGCTCTGAGTCGGGCTGCGTATCGTCATCTTCCATAGCCATTTCCCAGTGTTTCTGAATGTAATCTGGGCCTTTGGCGATAGCCATATCTAGAGCATCCTTCATAAAGTAAGGACGGCTCTTAAGCGCACGTAATTGAGTGCGTGACATTTTGTGTCGTTCAATTATGTATTCTGCTTCATCCATAGAAGCTGCTTCTGGATCTGGGTAGAAGTTCCAGCAGGAAACGTGTTGTGTTTCTGGAACAGTCTTAACAATAGGCTCATAATCACCGTCTTCGTTCCAGTTAGGGTATTCTTTATCTACAGCAAATGGACCTTTCATGACACCTGTGCCAAGTAAAGCCATCTCAAATGCCATAGAACGTAAGTGAATAGAAGCACCCGATTCTTCTAACTGATCGTGGATCTTCTTTTCCATTTTCTTAGCTGCAATCATAGCAGGATGAAATGTTACTGTGGTAGGAGTAGTACCGTCACCCTCGACTATCTTCTCACTTACATTAGCTAGTTTTTCCTGTAACGGACCTAACCTACGAGCTAAGTCTGCAAGAGTATCACCCGGCTGAAGTTTAGTATCAGGACCAATTAAGTAAGGCTTAGGAGCAGGGCTTTGAGTAACAGAGTTTAATGCTTCACCAGCAGCAGCTGCGTTAGGGTCCATGTTTATGTGTACAGATTCAGCTACGCCATCTGGTAGTATAGAGGGGTCAACCGACATAGGGAATTTGTTGTTACCAAACAATACATCTGTAATAGATCCGTATGCAGCTAAGGTTTTTGTTTTAGTGACCTTAATAAATACACGAGACTTTTCCGTGTCTGTAAACTGTACGTCAGAACTATAGAGACCACGATAGTTGCGGTATGCACGAAGCCAACGCTGTTCATCTGCATATCGAGAGTCTTCTGAACGTGTATAGCGCTGTTTAACAAAGCCTACTACACTAGATGCCTCTTCAAAGATACTATCTTTAGTATCTTCTGCTGCTGTTACATCATCCGTCTCAAACGAAAGTTCATTATTCTCTGCCATGTTCTATCTTCCTTAATAGCCGAAGCTGGGATCTGCCGCCTGAAAGCCAGAGCGTTGTTTTGCGGGATTATAGTCCCAGATGCTACTGCGTGGACGTGTCATAATACCGTAGCGTAAAGCGTCATACAAGTGATCTTCTGCATGAGTATCTACATCTTCTGGATTCTTCTTGTCCAGTGGAATGCTTGGTATCTGCGCAATGGTATTTGTACAGTTACTCATAAATACAAGACGAGGCTTATCTGTAAACTCATCTACCTGTAAACGCCTGTGTATTTCGTTCTTACCTGCGACACGTGAACCTCTTGACCGATCAGAGGGACGCCAACGACAACCCTTCATGTTCATCTGCTCTGCCAAGCTAGGTCCAGTGTCGCCACGGTTGTGCCATAAAGAACTATCCAGCACCCCGTATCTTATTGTACCATCATGAGCTTCTGCTTCCAATATAAGATCTGCTAGATCAGAAGCTGTTACTTTAGAGACATACATCTCACGGTACACAATTACTTGTTCATCAGGTGCTACAGCAAACCAGAGAACACCAGTGTAACTACCATAACCGTAATCGCAAGCCCTAAACTTTGCCCAAGAGTCAGGGATCTCGAAGTGCTCCACAACGTGTATCTTTCTGTCAAACTCTGGAAAAGCGGCACCTTCATTAATATCCCAGTTACCTTCAAGTAACTGCTTACGCTGATGCTCCGGCAGAGAGAGAAGCATCGCTTCATAGTCGCCAGAGTCAGATAAGTACGGATTATCAAATAGAGAGGCTGGAATAAAGCGGCGCTTAAATAGAGGCTGGCCCTCTTTACTATGACCTTTAGGGTAGGTGATCGTTTCACCAGATTCAAGATGAGTTGCCCAAAAAGACTGGTTCGATCTTGAAGGGTCAATAAACATCTTTTTAACCCAAGCATGTCCACTTCCTCCGGGGTTTGTTGTTGCCCTCATGTAGAGGCCTAATTTATTAGAGTGTGCAGACCTCAAGCGAGATCTCATATAATCCCAAGCGTAAGGTGAAGACCATTGAGTAAGTTCGTCAAATCCAATCCAGTTAAAAGCCTGACCTTGATAACGTGTAACATCTGTGTCCTTATCCAAGTATGACATCCAGAGGCGACCGCCTTGAGGTGATGTCCATTGAGACTTACGCTCTGACCATTTAATGCCCGGAATAGCACGGGGATATAGCTCCTGAGACTTTTGTATTAGTTCCCTTAGTTCTTCTGTTGTGTGACGTACAAGTAGGCCACTAAAGTTCGGATCGTTCAAACCATGTAGAGGGTCAGCTAACATAGCGTAGGATTTGCCACCACCAGCTGCGCCACCATATAGAACCTCACGTTCTGATGCGCTCAAGAAGTATGACTGTGGCCCTGGGTTTGGCTTGAATACTATCTCTTGTGCTAACTCTACGTCAAAATCAGCTGCCTTAACTGTAGCAGGTACGGTTTTAGGCTCTTCAATCTTCTCTGATACTGTAGCTACCGACTCGGCCTTGCTCAAGTTTTTCGATCTGCGAGAGCGCTTCTTTGAGCCGCTGGGTGAGCTTGCGTTTAATTGCAGCTGATTTCTTACGTTTTTGCTCAACTTTAATTCTCTTATGTAATCCCATGTGTGAGATGTATCGCCCAGTAGTCTTACTTAACCATATCGCTACTTCACGATAAGAATACTGCTTTAAGTGCCGCTTGGCAAGCTCTAATGCTTCTAATTCTTCTGGAATAGGTTCTAACAGCCTGTCATTTTCTGGGTGAACTCTATAACCAAAAGGAACTTGCCGTAAGGAAACACGAGCTATTACATGCCACTCTTTCTCCTCACCCTTAAAAGGTTTTGGTAGCTCCCAAAAACCTAGATCTCTATCGTAGTCATATTTTGACAATGTTACTCGTTAGAACCTTCTTTTGGTGGTAAGTAAAAGATGCCACCTCCATTAGAAGTTACATCTACTTTATCTACCTTACCAAGTCCTGCACGATCAAGCAAGTCCTTAGCAGCAGCCATCTTCTCTTTGATTCCTAATTCAGTAGGATCTGAGAGGGCATCAACTAAAGCCATAACAGCCTTAGGCGCAGAACGAGCAAAGTGTGTACGTGTAGCAGCACCAATCTCATCTTTAAGAGATTCAACAATAAGGCGTGTAGGTGTTTTATCACTGTAGCCAGCTAATTGCTTAGCACGAACAACATCTCCACCCGCCTCATCAAATAAGACTTCTAGGAACTTTTGCTGGTTCTCTGTTAAGTTACGGGCCATAGTGTATTCCTTATAGAGGATTATCGACTAGCTCATCATACGCTTTCCATATATCATCTACTTCTGTCTGTAGAGTATCTAGCGTATCGCCTAGTCCATCTGTAATAGTTGTAGCCTTATCTACTTGGCTACGCAAGTCTAAAAGCACCTTCTGCTGCTCTAAGATTTGTGACATGTTTGTGCTTAGCTGTGCAAGCTTCTGATTCAAACCACGTACATCGTTGTCTGCAATAGCTTGCTCTAGTGTTTGAATACGAGATACAAGCTTAGCCTCTAGCTCCTGAGACTTAGTGAGTAACATAGAGTCTAGCGCTACAATCTCACTACTAAGATTATTATTAACCTCTGTAAGATTGCGCTGGGCTACTGTCTCTACAGACGTAACACGTTTGTCTAAGCTACCAGCTTTAACGTCAAAGGATGCAGACTTATCTACAACTTCTGCAATGCCAGCCTCTACACCGTAGAAACGCTGTAGTGTATCATAAGACCAATACACACCACCTGCAACTGTAGAAAGAACTGGAAGTGCCACAGCAACCATCCAGCCCTTAATGTTGTATCCACCTACGCTAAACTCAAAGTCCATCATTGTGTTGGCATTGCCCCATACTGATTAATGTATTCACCTGCTGCGTAGATCTCTGTAGCACTCTTCATCTCAGGTGTTAAGTAACCCTGGAAGCCTGTACCAAAACCTGAGTCATCCCAAGTGATAACAAACTCATCAATAGACTGTGTATATGTGATAGCTGTGTAGCTACCAACCATGTAGTTACCCTGTGCAGCGTAGTTGTCTACAGTGGCAGTAAGTTCATCATTGTTAGCCGCAGCCATGAAAGCACCAGCTTGTTGAGCAAAAGTCTCTACAGCTGTTACTGCCTCGTTATACTCGTTAACCTCAGCAGCGTCTAAGCTATATGCGTCTGTCTCAAGCATACCCTGTAGCTCAACCTGCTCAGGCTTAGTGTCTGCCTCAGATGCTACGGAAGCTACCTCAACTGCTGTCATAACTACAGCTGTAGCAGCAGTCAGGTTGTCTACTGCAGTGTTCAAGCTATTCATAGCCGCTGCATGTTCCTGCATAAATAACTGCTCAGCTGTACTAGCAATGGCATAGTCATGCTGCAGTACAAGCTCTTTAGCTTCTAGGTATGCACCTAGCTCATCTGTGGTAATAATACCATCATTAAGTGCATCATCGTTAATGACACCGCCGATAGCAGCATAACCTACAGCACCTACAGTTAAGACAGCGCTATCAGTTATACGATCTTGTATATCACTGATAGAAGCGATAAGCATATCAATCTTCTCTTGCCCTGTCAGTGAATACTCAGGGGGTGGTGGTGACTCTGCGTTTGCTACTGCGGAAACGCTCACTAAGGCTGAGCTTAGGAGTATTGTCTTCAACTGTCTCTTCATCTGTGTCTTCCTCTCCTACCCTAAGTAGGGTATCCCAAAACGCTTTGTCTGTCTCATACCCAACGATATAAAGCGCTGGACTCTCTCTGTACTTCTTTATCGCTGCCTTCCCCATAAGCAGCTTACCCGTCTTACTGTCATTAATAGGGCAGGGGGTATTTGCTAACATCATACTACGGAACACTACAGGGTCTTGGCACAGTACAGATATAGCTGATACCTGTAACCCTAAGCCACCTACTTGCTGGGGTGCTCCTAAGAGCCTAGCGTTCTTACGTCTGTTACAAGCTTCATCCTGCTCCATCTTACCAGAGGATAAACCTAAGACGCTTATCTGTATCCCTGTAGAGCTAGGTAGTAAACAGCTATCGTTACCGCCGCCACCCATCATTGTAGGAGCTATCGCTGACATAACAGGGGCAGCTGAACCAGCACCCGTAGCGTTGTAGTTATTAGTTACTGACTCCTCAGAGTTGTTACTGTCTACAGTGCTATTCTCGTTACTCGTAGAGAAGTCACCTGTAACATCACCAGCCTGTGCAGTCATCCCCAATAACATCACGGAGATCAGGGTCACT